GTTTGCAATCAGGACGCCGGCGGTCGTGAACTGGTAGACGCTGCTCGTGGTGCTGGTGTCCCACAGGAGTTCCGCCACAAAACGGTTGCCATTGCCGTCGCCGTCGTTGCACCAGATCACTCCGTAGAACTGAAGGACGCCCGCCCCGCCCGGTGCGGTGGGTAGGGTCATCGCGGTGGTGGAGACATAGGTCAGGGGCCCGACGCTGAACTGGACAATGCGCGCGTTCAGGTTCGTTGTCGCCTGGCCGAAGCAGTAGAGGGCAGTGCCGTCAGTCGTCATTCGGATGGGGACGCCGTTGGGAGCGAACCGCGAGGTGATAACGAGATTGGCGGTAGTGCCTCCAGTAGATCGTAAGAACTCAAAGATGTAGGAGTCGGTGCCATTAGAGGCAGTGAGATACCAGTGCGTGCCGATCCGCGTGATGCTGTAGACGACCGCCGGCGTCAGGTTCAGCACGGTGGTCCTGTTTACTGTGCCGTCCGAGAGTTGCCACTCGACCACCTGGTAATTGTTCAATGACGGGTTATATTGAACCCCCACATAGCAGGGCGTCGAGCCGCTGACTCCGCCTACGGGGTCGTAATAGCCCGTCGCACCCATGAGCGACGAGTAGCCGCCGTTCTTCGCCAGTGCCAGCGACGCCGGCAGGCCCTGTGAAAGAGTCGGTGCGGCGTTCGGGGGTTGTACGCCCGCCTGAAGCGTGGTGACGGAACTCTGATCCAGAGAGACGGTACTCATGAACTCGGCCGGGCCGGAGTCTACAAACGAAGTTGCGACGACTTGCCCGCCGGAGAGCTGCTGCATCGTGAACGCGCCCCAGTTCCAGTAGTTCGCGGCGTTGTGGCCGGCGGTTTCCTGGACGGTGGCGTTCAGACGTGCGAAACAAGCGTTGGCGACTGATAGAACGGGTGCCCCAATCGTACCCGTCGTCATGGCAAGAGTAGTGTCCGAGCCCGAAGCCGCGAACGTGTCCTGCGCAATCTGTGAGTTGGCCAGTACCGTCACGCCGTCGGCGGAGATCCAGTCCACCGTAAATGTTCGGACGATCGTCGAGCCGTTCTTGACGAGCGCCGCTTGCGTCACGTTGAGTTGTAGAACCTGAAGCGCCGCGCACGGGAACGGATCGGTTGTCAGCGTCGGGCCATCATTCAGCGCGTTGAACGTGGCTTGCACGTAGTTGTCGCCCGGCCACGTCGCATCCGCGACAACTGTCAGGTTCCCCGTCGCACTGGCGGTGTAATACGGCAAGGCGTCGTTTTGGCCCAACGGATCTACCGAAGTCCCGCCGAGTACCAGCACTGCGGGAGCGGCAAGGACCATCTGCGGGTTGATAACGGCTGAGCCAGCCTGGCCGGCGTTGGCCGCGAGCGTTGCCGTTCCGGTGTTCACGGCAACCGGCGAGGGAGTCAGGACGGTGTTCTTGTGGCCCGGCCCCTGGTATCCGGTAAGGATCGGATTGGCACATTCAAGGATCAGATCGAACGTGTTGTACGTGATCGGGGAGATCGTCTTGCGCTGGATGCACATATACCCGCCGCCAGCGTAGGACTCGACTTCGGTGAGGGTGATCGGAATGCACTGGCCCGCCATGAAGTAGTTCAGGCTCGCTTCTGGGACGTTGTGCAGATGGAAGGTGATCGAGTCCTCTTCAGTCGAGCTTTGCGACAGCATCGAGTTAGCCAGCCGAATCGCGCTTGACGGCTTGCCAACCGTCATGTCAGTCGCGCGGACTTCGCGCTGGCGGTAGTTCGTCTTCGTCGTGGCGTTCTGGACGTACACGTGCCCGCCGGAGTATTCGTAGTAACAGCCCGAGTAGACTCTTTGCGGGTCGCGCTTGAGCTTGTCCCCCTGTCCGGGGTTGAACACTGTTATTCCGTCAGCCGCGCCGGGGACGTTTGAGATGCTGCCCGTCGAGGTGTTAGAAGCCCATATCGGCGCGTGGTACGCCAACCGGATTGCCAGCGGACTACCGGAGCCGCCAGCGCCGGGGCCGCAATACCGAAGGTAGAACGTCTTTCCGCTGGCGTTGGAGCAATCAGCCAGAACATCCTTCGGATACCGGCCGGTGTAGTCGGAGGCATCTACGCTCGCGGGCCCCACCGTGTCTATGAGGGCGGAGTTCGTGAACCACGTATACCCGACGTAGCTTGAGAGCCACGCCACGCGTTGGTAATCCGTCTCAGCGGGGCGCTTGCCGTGCTGGATGATGAGATCCTGAAGGCGTGTATTGAGATCGACAATTGAGATGTCATGGTGCCGATCCGCGCCGACTACCAATCCCGCGCCGCGGCCGATCTGTCGCTCCGCGAGATAGCCCGACCATATGCGCCCGACGACGCTTGAGTCGGCCACCAGGTCCTTGAGCCCGACGATCGACCACGCGGAAGACGGGTCCTCCAGGTCCAGCCCGCCGATACCCGCTTCGCCTTTGTTCGCGGCCTCCACCAGGGTGTACGGCGTCGGACCCCCACCGGGAAGGCGGACGCGATCGAACGCGAGGCTGCCGTTGTACGTGAAGACGACTGTCATTGCGGCTTACCGGCCCCCCAGGACGTAGAGGTTGTCTGGCCGTTGTTTATGTCCCGAACACTGACGCTTACGTTTATCTGAGCGGCGGCGAAGCCGGTACGCACGGCTTGAGAAAGTGACTGCGGCGTGAACGCGCCCGACGTTTCTGTTCCCCCTCCAGGGAGGTGCCACGTTGAGCCCATACCCGGCCCGGCAGTCTTCCCGGACGGGAGTGTCTTGCCGCTGAGCAAGTCTCGGAGGGTCTGGATGTTCGTTCCGAGGAGCGCCGCCGTCTTCGGGTCGCCGTGTTCCTTGGCGTCCTTCTGTAGGGATACGAGTGTGGCGATGTTCGCCGCTAGAGACGAGTTGTTGTATGCGGCGCCCGATGTGTAGTCGGTCGTGATCGCGGTAGAGTCGGCCTGCGCCCGTCCGGCGTTGTACTTGCCGTGCAGTTGCTTCAGAACGTCCTTGCGGCCCGCGCTGCCGGCCTTGTTCAGGCGTGTATGATCTGCCGCCGTCATCGCCCCCGGCACGGTCTCCGTTCCGCCGCCTGGGAGGTTCCACGACGATCCTTCAGTCGCCCCGGCACCGCCCGTAGAGGGACCTGGAGTCGCGGGAGCGGCAGGGGTTTCGCCTCTGGGCAGCAGGGCGGCCTGTTTCATGTCTGCCTTGATAGCGTCCGCGAGCTTGAGGTTACCCATGTCATAGGCGACGCCCATCGCGTCGGCCATTGCCTGGAGATCCGCCGGCATGATGTGGGTACCCTTGGCGAGTTTGTCCGACGCCGCGAGAAGGGCGTCTGCAGTCTGCGTGCTGGCGAACGTCTTCGTCAGGAAGGAGGTGAGCGGGTTACTTGTGTTGGAACGGTAGGCCGCAACCTCAGCGGCGAGCGCCGAGGCGTTCTGGGCCTGGGACGTAGGCTGGGCCTTCCAACTGCTAATCTGCGAGTTCGTGCCCGCCTGCTGCTGGCCCGTCTGATCCGCGAACCACTTAGCTGCGGCGGCCGTCGCCACGACGGAGACTGCAATGAGCGCCACTGGCAGCGCCACCGCGGCAACTCCGGCTCCGGCTCCAGCCGCTGCCCCTTCGCCCGCCCCTGCGCCAGCCGCCGCCTCGCCCGCCCCTGCGCCAGCCGCCGCCTCGCCCGCACCCGCTGCGGCTCCGCCACCGCCCATCATGGCCCAGTTCGTCACAAAGACGTTCTGCGGAACCAGCGCGTTCACGCCCTTCGATGCGACGGGCGAGAGTAGGCTACTCAGAGCCCCGAGGATGCCGCCGCCGCCGAAGAGCCACGAGCTCGCCTTCTGCGCGACAAAGGCCCCAATGAGCAGGTTCTTGAGATCGCCCGGCAGGCTGTCCCACCATCCGGCGATGGACTTGAATACCGGCAGCACGTCGTCTTGGATGGCCTTGCCCATGTCCTGCGCGAACTGCGCGCCCTTCTTGAACCAGTTGGCGATCTCCGTCGAGCCGCCGCCCGCGAGCCATTGAGTCGCAGTCGTGGCGAGGTTCGAGAGGATTGGGATTAGCGATTCGCCAATCTGAAGGTCCAGCCCGCCCACGGCTTCGTTCATGTTGAGCATCGAGTCGTGGTATCTCTGGAGCGCCCCGGCGTTTGTCGCGTCCAGAACGAGTCCGAGATCCTGTGCCGTCTGCGCGGCGTCTGCGATGCCCTTGGAGCCAAGAGCCAGTATCGGCACCATGTCCACGTAGCCCCTACCCAGCAGCTTCGCGGCGAGCGCAGCCTTAGTGGAGTCGGGGATCGTCTTGCTTGCGTAGACGTCCGCCAGGCGTTCCATCGCCGTGGTGACGCTGATGACGGTGCCGTTGGCGTTCTTGAGACTGAAGTGGAACTCCTTGACGAAATCGGAGTACGTCTTGCTCTTGAGCGTCAGGTTGCCCATCGTCTTCTCAAGGAAGGCGAAGCGCGTCGTCGCGGTGTCGGCGTCTACCCCGTAGCGGCTGAGAATAGCCAGCCACGTGGAGCTTTCGGTCGCGTTCATGCCGGTCAAGGCGGTCAGTTTCTGCACCGCCGTACCGAGGGCGCCTACTTTGGAGATGGAGCCCGACAGCAACTGCTCCAAACCGAACAGTCCACCGCCCAAACCGATCAATCCGAGAGGCCCGGTGATGAGCCCGGAGAGCTGGCTGCCGGCGTGGCCGAGCGCGTTGCCCATCCTGCCGGCGGCCGACTCCACCCGAGACATCGCACCCTGAACGCCCGTGGCCGCGGAAGAGAGGGAGTCCTTGAGCGTCAGCTCAACTACCAGCTGCGCGGTGTCAGCGATAGCCATCGGGCACCCCCGCGGCGAAGGCCGCATCTTCCGCCTGGCGTTCCGCTTGCGCGAGGGCGTTGCTGAGGCGCACGGCGTTGCCCGATCGCATCTCTGCAATCAGTTGCAAGCTCAGGCGCGCCTCGTAGAACGTCATTGTCCTGACTTCCTCCCAGCCGTAGCGGTCCGCGAGGATCGTCTGGAGGGCTTCGGGGGCTTCGGCCCAGAGGACGGGCTCGGAGATATCGATAGCTCGTTGTGCCCAGCCTGCGAGAGCAGTTGTCGTCTGCGGACTAAAGGGCGCGTCAGATCCTCCGAGTAGAGGCTGTCCGCGAACTCGATCGCCACGTCCCCGCCGTCATTCCACGGCAGGAGACGCTCGACGTTCTCCGCGGTAATCGGGACGGGCAGAACCGCGCCCGTCCCGTCGGGTTCAAGGAACGACCACGCGACGACATGGCGCAGCCACACCCCCGCGAGGATGCCTTCGACGGCCGACACGGCCTGAGCGGCGCCGCGGTATGACTCGTTCTGGAGCGTCTGCTGCAAAGCGAATGTTGCCTCGGCGCCCATCTCGACAGTAAGTGACGCGGGGAACTCGACCCAATCCTGAGGGTGGGGCGTGCCCGGACACGAGCACGCCTTCACCTCTACGCGCTTGGTTTCCATGCGTTCCTCCTAGAGCGAAGCCAGAGCGTTGACCACTACCCACTTCTGGGCGTATGCGAGGGTGGGGTTGTAAACGTTGTTGCACGTCAGCTCGGCGGCGGTGTTGGCCGCGCCGTGCGTGGTGTCCGCGTGAACCGTCCAGTAACCGGCGAAGCGCAGGTCGCTGGAGTAGTTCGTGGCGCCCGATGCCATGATCGGGGATTGCGTCTTGATACCGAGGAACCGCTGCTGCGGGTTTGAGTTTAGGAAGTTCGCGATCTCCGTGAGGATGGCCGCGGACTTGGCGCCGGTGATCTTGAACTCCACCGTTCGCAAGCCGCGCCCGTAGCCGGAAGCCACCAGGCGAGTGTTCGAGCCGTTCTGGAACCGCTTGACATCGATCGTGTTCTTGATTGTCAGGACCCAGGAATGAATGGCGTTTGTGAGCGCGGTGCCTTCGATGCCGGCGGCGGTCGCGTCGAGATAGACCGTGGTGTCGGTGGACATCCACGGTGTTGGGGAGGGATCGACTGAGAGTGATCCTGTGGGGGCCTGCGGGTAATCCATCGCGGCGAAGCGCCAGGAACCCGTGTGCGTGACCGGTCCCTGATCGTCGGGGGCCGTGAGAACGAGCTGCTCAAGCAACCCACCCCGGAAGCGGAGTTGGTCGGTGGTTTCGTCGCCCCATTCGGCGGTGAACGTCTGGAAGTTGTCCTGCGTCACCGAGGCGGGCTGGCATGTCCAGGTTGTCGCCCCGGAAGTCACCGGGGTAACGGGCTTGTACAGCGCCGTCATGAGTGCCGGCAGGTCGTTGTAGTTCAGCGGCCCGTCTGAGCTTCCGGTGTAATCGTAGGCCGTGGGATACGGCGCGATCGGCCGGTCGATGTTGCCGCCGTCCACATCGGGGAACGTCCAGTGCGGCTCAACGGTTGGAGTGAACTTCCACGGGTATCTGCGGGTGGCGACGGCAGTCGTTGCGAACGTGACCTCCGCGCCCAGTTGAAAGTTTCGCAGCCTTACTGCGCCCGGAATGGCGGTAATCGGCACCGGGTTGTCTCCTTTCTTGGCGGGTTTACCGCCTACCTGTAGCCTTCCTGTACAACGAACGACCATGCGATCTCAGCGTGACCCATGACGATCTGATCCTGTCGCAGCTCCTTCGGCCCCTTGTCCTCCGATGTGATGGCAAGGATGCCGGGAGCGAGAACGTTGATGTTCAGCGTGAACAGGTCGCGCATGAGATCCATGAAGGCGTTGATGCGATCGTCGAGCTGATCGCGGTTCGTGAGCCAGTCGATGTACCCAAGCGTCCCCGTAAACGTCGTGGTGCGCACCTGATTGGAGAACTGCTCGCTCGCTTGAAAGTCTCCGATGTAGGTATACGGAGACTCGCCCGTCAGGGAGTCCGGCAACGTGTGGTAGTCGGCGTGGATGATGCCCTGCGTGTTAGCCGCCGCGCGGAAGGCGTCGAGCATCGCCATGAGTGCGGCGTGTACGTCCTGGCGCCATGTGCCATACGTCGCGGGCACCACTACCGCCGGAGTGCGCAGCGTCGTAAACGGGCTCGTCATCGGCCGGCCCCATTCCACACGGCGACTACCCTGTCCGCGAGTCCGGCCTTGGAGATCGCCTGCTGCGCGCCAGCAACCATGAAGTTATGCGGCTTGGTTCCGGGATGATGCACGAACATCGCGAACACGGCGCCGGCTTTCGCTCGTGCGGCGGCCGAACCGCGGAAGGCGGACTTCACCGAACCTGAGAGCCGTGTGCCCGCCCCGGACGGAGAGAAGAACAGGGCTTTCTTGTTCTTCGGCCGGATCTCATGCGGGCGCGTGCCCGTCTCGATGTAGGCCGCCGTGCTTCTGGCTATCGTCTGCGCCGACGTTGCCGTAACGGGCCCGAGGATGACGTTCTGGCCGGAGTGCCCAGTCTTGCGGTGGACTTCCTGGTACAGCAGTATCTTCTGCTCTCGCACGGCGGCAGCAGCCAGCGAGCCCATGATCGCCTTACCCAATGTCGGGCCTTTGAGTGCAGCGAGGCGGGCCTGGAGTTGCGCGTAACCCTGGATGGTTTCAGCCAACTTGCACCGCCTGCTGGCCCACGGTGTGAGAGGCGATGAAGTCTCTTACCTCGCCAGGGAGGTCGCCGTACTTCATTGTCGAGCCGCCGGGCGTCATTGCCACGGGCGCAAGAACCGAACCCGGACGCTCCACCTTGTAGGCCGAGAGGATGGTGAGCGCGTCGATATAGTCGTAAGGCTCCGAACCCAACGCATACCCCGCGTTGCCCCAGATGCACAGGTCGTTCGGCATCGAAGTCAGCCCAATCATGCCGCCCCGGTTGCCGGGGAACCACGGGCTGTCATAGAGCTGGTCGTACCAATCGGCGTGCGCGTACCACCAGTTCGGCGTGTCGGCCGTGATGAACGCGCGGAACTGGAGCGCGGTGTAGACGCCCGTCGCGAGATTGTCGGGCAGCGCCCAGCAGCCGCCGGACGCCGTACCGGGCAGCGCCACCGTCAGCGCGGACCCGCCCCACGTCACCGCGTCGAAGGTGCGGAAGCCGGGGATGGGGACCTCGGGCGCGATCATCGTCGTGGCGGCCCACGGGATGCCGCCCACGGGGAACGCGCGATCCGCGAAGAACCGCCGGCACTCTTTCTCCAGGAACCCGATGGCGCCCAGAATGGCGGAGTACATCACGGCGTCGGAGTACCGCGAGTCCGTCGACGCTCCGAGGTTGAGATAGGCCCGCACGGTGGCGGGCGTGATCGCCTGAGTCGTCATGCTGCCACCTCGACCCGTTGCTCCAGGAGCGCGGCGAACTGCTGAGCCGCCAGCTTCCAGCTGAACTCGCGAACGTGCATCGAACCCAGCATCCCGGCCTCGCGGGCGCGAGCCGGGTGAGTGATGTAGAACTCGACCGCCTCAGTGAAGCGGCCCTCATCTGGGCGCGCCCACAGACAGGAGTAGATGCTGTCCACTAGGCCGCCCACCGGAACGCAGGTGCCGCCATTGCCGACCACCTCGGGCACACTCGAATAACCGAGTCCCACCACTGGCGTTCCGCAGGCTAGGGCCTCCGCTATTGTAAGCCCGAAGCCCTCCGCTGAGGAAGAGACATAAACGTCGGCCGCGTTGTACATCGCGTTGAGCAGCTTGCGGTCGCAGGGGTAGAGTCCGGTCGGGCTCATGCGGTTCTGGATGTCGATGGCGTACTTGGACACTTCGTCGGCCAAGTCGCCGCCCTGATCCTGCACGCGGCAGTGGAAGCGGAACTGCGCCTCGGGGTGATGGCTCAGGACGGGCGCCAGCGAGCGCAGCAGCGAGGCGTACATCTTGCGCGGCATGTTGGCGTCGGCCCGGAAGATGAGCGGCCCTTCGACGCCAAAGAACCGCTTACACTCGACCTTGCTCGTGAGCTTGATAAGCGTCTTACCGTCGGTTAGGACGATAGGCTTGAACGGGCTCACGGGCCAGAACGACTCCGTGTCGATACCGTGGTACACGACCGGCGGCCGAGAACCCGTCACGCGCTCGATCTCATCCGCGCCAAACTCGCACATCGCCACGGGTGAGACGTGCTCCCAGATCGTCGCCCACTTCGGCGGCGAGTCCATGCCCTCGATGGGGACGTAGTGCCAGATCGGGAAGCCTTCAGGGATCATTTCGAGCAGGTGGCTCATCTTGAGACTGCCCACGTCGCCCACGACGAGAGCTTTCTCCGGCGTCCAGCCGTCCTCGAACACTCCGCCGCTGAACATCTCGCGCACGCGCTGCGAAGTCCGAACGACCCCCTCCGGCGTACCCAATGAGAGCCAGCCGTTCTTTTGCCCGAGCATCGCCACGCGGCCCTCGAAAGCCGGGGGGATGAGCTGGTCGGTGCCCTCATTGAGTGAGACGAAGCGCACATCGAGCCCGAGCTTGAGCAGCTCCGTGCCCAGCCCGAACGTCACGGTGCCGAACCCGGTGGCGGCGGTGTCTCCAATGAACAAGACTTTCACGGTGTTACCTCTGCATGACGTGCGTCCCATAGCGCCTGATCGGCAGCCACGATAGGCCCCTTCTCGTCCCACACCTTACGCGCTGAGCCGTCCACCTGATGAATGATCGGCAACCCCCGGATACGGCACACGAGCCGCCCGGCAGCGCGGACGCGCTCCTCGAAGTCGTCGTCGCCGAACCACCATCCGTAAGACTCGTCGAATACCGGCAGGTTGACGGGTGCGCGGAACATGAAGCAGAACCCCGCCATGCCGCCGCGGCCCCATGATCCTTCGGTGGCCTGTAGGGTGAGCGGCTCGATTGGCAGACTGCCAAAGCCCACGCTTACGTCCGGGTATACGACGCCCACTAACGGGTCGGTATCCAGAGCGCGCGCCATGAGCGGCAGCGTTCCGGGGAGGATGGTTATATCGTCATTCAGGATGGCGATATGGTCCACGTTCCCCGCAAGCCGCACGCCCTCATTCCACATTCGGTAGATGCGATGTTCGTAGTCGGCGGACTCCAGTAGATGCACCTCTACGCCGTCGGCCTCCAGCAGCGCAATCAGCGGGTCGAGCTGTGGCGGGTGAAACCGAGTCGGGATGACGGCGGCGATCATGCGTCCACTCTCGGAACGTGCAGGTTGGGGAAGTAGCGATAGACGACATCTGGCACGAACCCGAACGTCACGCCGTCCGCGAGCATCTGCGCCACGAGCGCCCAGTCGGATGGGTAGTTCGATACCTTCAGGCGTTGCGGGAGTCCGGCTCGGCACATGAAAGACTGGATCTGTCCTTCTCGGGGCGGGTAGGCTCCGATGAACCCGCATCCCACAACCTCGGCCCGTCCATAGACTGCATCCACGCCGTCCGTAGCCGCCAGGAGCACGGATAGGGCGTCGGGGGGAAGTTCGTCGTCATCCGCCAGGCCGGTGGTCCATTCGCCGTGTGCATGATCCATCCCCCAATTGGATGCGTTCACGGCAGTCTGCCGCCAAGCCGCTTCGGGATCGTTCTCCGGGTACGCCTGGCGGGGTAGGTTGACAAACGAGATACGGTGATCCGCGATGCCGGCCTCGATGGCGGCGACAGTCTCAGGTGCGCATCCGTCCCCGACAATGAGCATCTCCCAATCCGTGTGCGTCTGGGCCAGGACGGACGGGACGCACCGGCTGAACAACAGGCCCGGCCGGTTGTACGTGGGGGTGATGATGGTGATCACGGCATGATCCAACAGGACGCGCCGAACCCGAAGCCCGCGCCCACGGCGGCGAAGCACACCTTCGAACCCGACTTGATAGCGCCGGCCTCTACGGCGTCCGCGAGCGCAATCGGCACCGAAGCCGCGCCGGCATTGCCCACCGTTTCGACGTTGGTATACGTCTTGGTCATTTGCACATGAAGTATGCCGCACAAGAACTCAATGAGCCGCAGGTTGGCCTGGTGGAAGATGAAGCAATCCACGTCCGCCACGTCCCAATGCGCCTTATCGAGCGCACGTAAAACCGTACGCGGCAGGTGCGCGAGTGCTTGCTTGCCTGTGGCGAAGCCGTACTGCTCGATATGCGGGAACGCCGTCCCGCGCTTGCAGCGCACCGCCTCATATTCCGAAGAGTCGGCGTAGTAAGCGTTCGCCACGAACCCAACATCCGCGGGGCCCAAGACAACCGCGCCCGCGCCGTCAGAGAAGAACGGGGCCGTGTTCTCATCCGTCTTGTCAATGAAGTCCGCCACGACTTCCGAACCCACCACTAGCGCGTAGTGAACCGTGGGGTCTACCGTCATCCGATCCGTCGCCACTCCGAGCGCCGCGACGAACCCAGAGCAGTTGGCTTGGAGGTCGAAGAACTGCCCGCCCTTCAGTCCTAGGTCGTGGTGGAGCTTCGCGCTCGCGGCCGGGAACAGATAGTCATGGCTGAACGTTGCGACGATAGTGAGCCCTATCTGCTCCGGGGAGACTTGCGCCGCGTCTAGGGCCTTCCTGGCGGCTTGTAGGGCCAAGGACGCGACAGTCTCGCCATCCACCGCCATGTAGCGTTGCTTGATACCAGTCTTTTCGACGATCCACTCCGGTGTAACGGGTAGCGTCTGGCAGAGTTCCTCGTTCGAGAGAAGCTTCGATCCCATCGCGCGGCCGGTTCCGAGTATGCCGATCATGTCGCCTCCAATACGAGCCAGTGCCTGTTCGGGTCTGCTACGGCGGGGTCTTTGGCGGGATCGTAGATAGGCTCGTCATCATTCGCGGCACGGTGTACCCACAACCCCCCGTTAGGCGGGACAGGCTCCTTGCTAGGTCCACACCAGCAAAACGGGTTAGGGGAATGGTTCTGCCAATCCGGGAGGACGTGCACTGTATTCACCTTGCACCTCCGAGGTAGATCGTCTGTCCCGTGATGAATGGGCTGGAGCAGAAGAAGTCCACCACGGCGAACACGTCTTCGAACGTCGCCATGCCCAACGGCAGCCGCGACAGGATGGCTTTCTGAGTCGCTTCGGAATGCGCGGCCCACATCGCGGTAGGCAGCGCCGAGACGCCCACCGTGTTTACCGTGACGCCCCACGGTGCGAACTCCTTGGCGAGTACGCCCGTCATGGCCTCACAACCGGCTTTCGTTGCGGTGTAGAGCGCGGTTCCGGCGTCCTCGAATGGCACGGCAATCGAGCCGATATTGATAATGCGTCCACCCGTAGAGCGCATACGCTTGGCCGCTTCGACGGAGCAGTTGAACGTCCCGAGCAAGTTTGTGAGTACCGTCTCACGCGCGATACCGTCAGGCGTGGCAGCGGCATAGGACGCGGAGCCGACGGCGGCGTTGTTCACAAGGATGTCAACGTGCGGAGGCAGAGCCGCGCGCACCGCTGCGGGATCGCTCACGTCGCAACCGTTCGTCCGGCTGAGATCAAACACGTTGGCGCCCTCGAAGTGACCCGCAAGTTCCAAGCCAAGCCCACGACTGGCCCCGGTGATGACAACGCCCAGTCCCTCGTATTTCATGCGTTCTCCAGGTAGGCGGCGAACGTCGCCACGGTGGCGTAACGCTCTGCGGGATCGAACGTGCCGTCCGGGTTCAGGTTCAGCGTGACGCCCTTGGCGCGCAGGCCGTCCTCCACCTCCAGGATGGCGGAGATAAACCCTAGCGAGTCCAGATCGGAGTCTGGGCCGTAGACAACGGTGGACGGCGTAACGTCCACGCTGCCGTCGCCCTGAAGCTGGAACGCCCGCTTGACTGCGGCGATGACAAGTGCTTCCACGTTAGTCTCCAATCAGCCCGCTGAGTCGCGGGCGCATGATGTTGCGATAGTCGTCTTGCGTGCAGCCCATCCACACCGCGTCCATGTAGTGTCCGTTCAGGAAGTAGAAGTCCTTGAGCCGTCCTTCTTCCTTGACGCCGATATACCTAGCCCATGCGAGCATGCCAGAGTTTTCGGAGGCGATGGGACCATGCTGGCTGTGGAGCTTCAGCACGTCGAAGGCGTAGTCGTATAGCAAGCGCGACGCTTCGGCGGCAATCACGCCGTTTCCGTAGGGCTTCACGAGTTCGGGCTCGCCGATCAGGAAGTGGCCCATCTCGAACGTCTTGTGAGTGTGCGAGATTTCCACGAGAGACAGCATCCCCACGGGTTCGCCCGTCACGAGCTGCTGAATGAAGTTGTACTCAGTGTCAGGCCGCGAGGCGATCCATGCGCGCTGCTCTTCGACGTTCCGCGCGCCGCGGTTCAGCAGGAACGCCCGCGGGGACTCGCGCCACTTATGCGTAATCTCGGCGTCGTCTGGTACGAGCGGCCGAAGACTGACATACCGTCCGGTGAGTATCAAAGCGGGTCCTCCACGGTTGCGCCGGCCACAGCGGACGCCCACCACGCGGCGAAGTCATCGTCGTTCAGGGAGCCGAGATAGCGCCAGTGCGTCGCCACGCCTTGCGGTTGGTTGGACAGGGTTGCGAGCGCATGGCGCATCTTCGCCTTCGCGCCTTCGAGTGAGCGGTACGGCAGGTGGCGAATAACCACCGGAGCCGGCGCGAAGTCATAGGCCCCTGCCTCATGGCGGCTGTAGTCAACCTGTACGTCGGCGCGGAACGCTACCTTATACGGTGAGAGCAGGGCCGGCCAACGGTTCGAGTGGACGCGGAACGGATCTCCGAGCGGATCGGTAGGCTGCGGGATGAACGTATACACGCCCGCCGTGAAACCCGCCGCGTCGGGCAGCATGTCGCGGATACGCCCGCCGGGCACGTACCACCACTCGTCCGAGTCGCAGGGGATCAACCAATCGGCGCCCTTTTCCCGTGCCAGATCAGCCATCTCAGCGTACATGCGCGGGACGCAGTACGTGAACTCGGGCTCGATCCTGACGGTGAGTCTGGGACTGTCGTCGGCGATCAGGATCTCCCGCGTGCGGTCGGTCGAATTATTGTCGGTGACTATCACAATATCGCATTCGGCGAGCATGTGACGCACGACGGAGGCGACTATATCCTCATCATTCCAAGTGGCCATGAGCCCGGCGATCATCGGACGCCCTGGAGTTCTTCCAGTGAGTGCGTCTTTGCGCGGCGTTCGAAGTACGGCTCCTCCAGTACCTCCAACCCGGCCTTGAACAGCTCGAAGTCGCGGATGTAGTCGGCCTCGTCATATTGCGTGGACGCCAGAACTAGAGCAACGGAGTTCGAGCTGAAGTTGGACAGGCTGCGCCATACGTTCGCCGGAACGTGCAGTCCAACCGTGGGACGGTTGAGCTGCCAGCGGTGCGGGCCATGTTCATCGTACGTGCTCACGTCGAACGAACCAGAGATAGCGATGATTACCTCTTGCATCGTGCGCTGTGCGTGCCCGCCGCGCGAAGCCCCAGCGGGAACGTCTGTGATGTAGAACACTCTCCGAACAGGGAACGGGATGGCGTCGCCCTCGATGGCCGTGAGCCTGCCCGATGGATCGTCGATCGTGCGCAGTTGGATCATGGTGCCAGCCTCCCGTACAGCGCGTCATCGGCGGCGATGCGATCTTCGGGCTTGGAGTGGATGAGATACGCCGAGCGCGGTGCCTTCGGGAGCAGAGGTGTGTTGCGTGTCTGGCTCTCGGGCCGTCCATCGAGCAGTACGAGTTCGTGAACCGGGCGATACCAGGCGCCCAAACCCGAGCGGAACAGGCGGCAGTGCCATTGGTCCTCGCCGAACTCCCCACGGACTCCGGCGAAGTAGTTGACGCGCCAGAACAAATAACCGCGCGGCGCGTAGTAAACGGCGCCGTACCACGGCACGTCGCCCCACTCGGAGGCGTCCACTTGTGCCAGGAAGGCCATCATCGAAGGGGTCGGTAGTTCGTCAGGGTCGAGCATGAGCGTCCAGTCGCCCTTGACGTGCGTCAAGGCCGCATTGCGCGCGGCTGAAAAGTCGTCGCACCATGTGAACGGCACGAGTTCCGCGCCCCATGACGCCATGAAGTCGCAGTCGCGCTGCGAGGTGCGGTCATCCACAACGATGACAACCTGGCCCACGACGGGCTTGACGTACTCCAACAGGGCCGCCAGCCGATCTATCTGCGGGTCCCGGACCAGCATCGCGAGGGTTATCACGTTTGCGCTCCATGTGCGTTCCTGGAAGAGGTGTGGGGGGCCGGGGAACGCGACCGGCCCCCCACGATACGGGTTATGCGATGACTGAAGAGCACCACTGGAAAGCGCCCGTGGCAATGGCGGGATAGGCGTTGAAGCCAATCTCCTCTTCGCCGCGGAAGCCGATCAGGTTCTGATCCCAACGCAAATAGGCAACGTCAGAGGTGTCAATCCTGAACTCCATCCCACGGTACAGCTTTGCCTGCTTGAACTCGCCGGCGATGGCGCCCTTCGTGGTTCCGGTGTTCGTATTGAAGTTGGCGTCGTATTTCACGTCGCGTCCCCAGAAGGTGAGTCCACCGCCTGAGGTCTGCTGAAGGCCGTAAACCCGGCCCTGGGGGGAGACATCGCTGGGGCCCATCGCCGGAGCGAGGAAGAAGCCAGCGGCGTCGGTACCTTGCGCCATGATCGTGAAGAAGGTCGTCGCGTCGGTGACGGCTGTCACCTCCGTGCGGCCCTTCGCGGCCAGGGTGCCCATCATCTTCGCCAGAGCGCCAGAGAACGAGCCCGCGAGGGTCGTGGCCGACGGTGTGAAGGTGGTGGTGTAGGTGCCGTCTGCGATGAGGCCGGTGTAGATGCCAACGGTCGGATCGCCCACACCCTGAGAACCTGTGCCGGCGCCAGCGATGACGTAATAGTCCTCGCCCAACGTGGCGGCGCGCGTCAGTTCGTCGAGTACGTCCTGTTCGGCCGAGCCGGCCGAGAAGCGCGCATACTGCTTGGAGATGTCGTAGACGCGGGCCATCGTGCCCAAGATCGCGGTGTACGAGAAGTACGCCTCGTTCACGTTTTCCTTGGTAGCGCCCCAGTTCTGGAACTGCATCCGGGCCGGAGCGCCGGTGCGGTACGGCATGTCCACTCCACGAACTGCCACGCCGTTTATGACGGTGAGCAGTTGCGGGTAAACGGCCGCCTGGGTGCGCGGCTTGATAACCGTGTCAACCAGGTTGTTCGGCAGAACGTATCCACCGGTGGCGCCAGTGGCGCCGAGGGTCGCCTTCGTGCCGGGCGGCAGGTGGGCAAGATTGCCCTTGCTCGCGGCGGGAGTCTCGGCCCATTCGCCGAAGTCAGCCATCGCCTTACGTCCGGCGTTGATTGCCTCGACATCGAAGTAGCCCGAAGGCAGCTCGATCGCCTTGGCGTTCAGGAGCGCCGTAAACAGTTCGCCAGCCTGGTAGTTGCGGAAGGCGGCCTTGAGATACGGGTGGGGCTGGTTGAACGCGTTGGCCTTGCGGCGTCCGCCTTCGTCCTTGCCTTTGGGCCCGTCGCCCAGAAGCGCGGCCTTGCTCGCCGGGCGGAGGTTGGCGAGAGCCGCCTTGACGGCTTCGTCGATCTCTGCCTGACGCTCGGCCTTCGCGGCTTTCTTGTCGCGCTTGATTTGCGACTCGTCCTTTTCGACGAGTTCCTTGGCGATGGCTTTCTGGCCGTCAGTGGCACGATCCTGCGCACCATCAGCCTCGTATGCCTCGTTGGCCTTGCGCATCTCGGCGAGTAGCTCGTCCGCCTTTCGCGCCAGGTCCGAGTCGAGGTGCTCCGTGTTCTTTCCCACGTCGTCTCCTATTACTAGAGGCCGCGTAGCCGCTTATAACGAGCGACTTCCGCTGCCAGTGCATCGATGGAGACGCGCCTTCCTTCGTCATCGGTTCGCCCTGCCGGGGTCACCTCCGAGTCGTCCGGGTTGCCTTCGAAACCGACCATGTACGCCTTTAGGGCGTCAGGGTCGATGTCCGCGAGATTGGTTTCCGGGTCCGCGAGCCACGCCTTGAGCGACGGGACCACCGCGTACCGGTTCTGTGGAGATGTAGTAATCGTGTGTCGGATGATGGGCCATACGTCAATATGGCCCTTCGTGCGTTTCGTGGCTCCGGCGATTGCTTGAGACGAGCCGTACAGCGGAACGTGGCGGTGTTCCATGACCTCGAATATCCTGCGCCGCGCCTCGCCGACGTTGGCCCAGAAGTCAGCCCATAGGCCGAGCTTCTCGGGTGTGTCGTCCAGCATGACGCGCCCAAGCACGAGGCCCTTGCTTGACGGCACGCTCTTGGGTACGTCGTCAACGTCGTGGTGCCAGTCAACCAGACGGGCTTTGGTAGCGCGCAGCGTGGGGTATGGGCCGTACAGGTCCGTATCCGCGTCAAAGTATTCATTATCGAGATCCCGGCCGTGGCCGTCCTTCGATGGAATGGGACCGCCGAACGGGATCACGAGGACGCGCCGGGGGATCTTGCCCATAAGCCACTGCTCCAGGCGCGAGCCCTCCATCGGTTCCGCTTTCAGTTCGCCGTGGTCAAACATGTCTCACCTACTCGATTACCGGGAGCCAGTCTAGCGTCCCGTTGGGGTGTTCCTCTTCGGCGTCGGCGTCGTCAAGTGAGAACGTCTGCCCGTCGCGTGCCGCGCACATATCGTCCTGGTCGCCGTCAACGGCCTCGACCATCTCAACGCCGACTTCGACGTATGAGCCAAGTTCGCCGTCCCGATAGGCTTCGTTGACTTCAGTGCGCGCGATCAGCTCGGCGCGGTACTCGTCGAAGATCGGCATCCCGTTATCCAAGACGCCAGCTTCGATCAGGTCCGCGATTGCGCCGGGCGGGAGTCCTTCGGTTACGCCGTCGGCGATGATCTTCTGCAACGCGACGCGGGTGCGCTCGTTGATTGCCTGCACGCGTGTAGCGCCACGCTCAAGGACACGACTCAGCGCGCCAGGCAGCGGCGGAGCTGAGGGGTTAGCCATGATGGTGGACTCAGCCTTGCCGGGTTGGAGCTCGGCCATGATGTGCGTCCGAAGCTCGCCGGTCATGGTTTCGAGGTGCGGTCGGAGCGCGTTTGCGAGCGACTGGTCCCACTCGTTGCGCATGGCAGCCGGCCACAGGTGGGCCGGGTCCTTGAGTCGGTACGCCGGAAGCGTCCGCACGCGGGCGACGATGGAGCGTTGCTGCTCTTCTAGCACCCGTCGGATGGATGCGGCGATCTGCGGAGTTTCGGTTTCGAGGATGCGGGTGCGCAGTTCCTTGAGTCCATCGCGGAGCCCGGCCTTCTTGAACGGCGCGTCGTACTTCTTGGATTGCATCGCGTCGGCGGGGGCGTTTGCAGCGGCGGCGCCGGATGCGATGTAGGCGGGGATCGTCTTCTGGCCCGCTGCGCGATAGGCGGCAATATGGTGCCAGCCATCGGCTAGCGCCATGCCCTCAGGAACCTGTGGGGTGTCCACGAGGATAATGGGACGCGTCGGGGCACCCGTGGCGAGCATGGCCGTGAGTGAGTTCACCTTGGCCGGGTCAAGCCGTTGGTTGGAGCGCGGCGGAACCTCGATGTGCTTGATAAGGTGCGCGGGATCGAACTCCCACGTCGCCTCATCTACCCACTTCGTGAGCTTGCTCGGGTACTGCGGATCGAGGATGCCATGCACTGCCGTCCGAATATCAGACTGGCTGGCGGTTGCTTTCTTGGCAGCTACGGCGGGCGGTGTAACGGCTGGCTTTACAACCGGTACCGGGGGCGCCACGGGAGTTCGGGAGCGCCAGTTCGCCACGGGACGATCCACGCCGGGCTCGTCCTCATCCGCAAGCGGTGGGACAAAGCCGGGCATCGAAGCGGGCGGCGGTGCCGAAGCGTACCCACCCATCAGGGCCAGCGGCGTCATGATGCTCTGAATGTATATCTCTTCGTCCACGGGCTTGCCCGATGGGCCCAGGACTTCCGGGCCCAGCGGTTCGAGTCCTACCTGCTCGCGACGCTCCGCGCCCGTCAACGGCAGCCCGAGAGCCTGTACGGCCATTGCGTAGCGCGGAGAGTCGTCGTCAAACTCGGGTTCGTCCACAATGAGCTTCGGCGTCCAGCCGCCGAGGAGCGTTTCGTACCTGTCGAGGAGTCCCGTCTGGATGGTTTCGACGAACGGCACGAGTCTCGGATGGATGGCGTTCTGCCAGAGCGCGGCTTCGTCGTACTTTCTGACATCCCCGGAGTTGAGTCCGGCGGGCGAGTAACCGCCCAACTGGGACAGCGGCACGCCCCAGATGTTGAGCAAGTCGTCGCGAACTTCCGTCATGAGCTTCGCTACCGCGGACTCGGCGGTTGTCTGGGCCGTCTTCGTGAACTCCACTGGTGCCTGAACGACTTGCAAGCGGCGTCCGGCGTTGGGCTGCTCGGCGATGCTGCGCCAGTCTCTTATCGCCTGTTCGTATGCGTTGCCTTCGAGTGAGCCCATCTTGGGCGAGATGATGCCGGCGATACGTCCACCCGTCGCCATGATGTCCTGGAGGTACTTGTCGAAGCTCTGGCTGAGCTGCGCCTTGTGCATCGCAGACTCAACCAGGCCGATGCCGAAGTACCCGTCGTCGGGCGGTTCGAGGTTGAACTGGAGCATCTGATCGAGATCCGCCGTCACGCCCTTGTTGCCGGGCTTACGGTCGATGATCCACTTTTCCAGATTGCCGTTCGCGTCCGCGCCGGCCTCGACTCGATCGGGGCGGATGTAGACGATGTTCAGCGGGATGCCGTAGCCGTTAGGCTGATCGAAGAACCAGAACGCCGGCCCACAGAGTCCCATGTGACGCGAGGTGAGCGCCCACAGAACGGTGCGCGGCTTACGCTGCCCCACTTCCAGTTGACTCTGGGGTCGCGCGAGGAGTCGATACGCTTCCTTGGCGTAGGCGTTCGGATAGGCGTCGTCGATCGTCTCGCCGTCGGGGTCTTCGAGATGCCAGGGAACGGTGGCGAACTTGCCCGAGATGACGCGTTCGGCAGAGCGTATCCAGTCCACCGAGATGCCCATCTGCCAGGCACGGCGCATACGCATCTGCGGGTTATCGCCGAGGATGGACGGCAGCAGGTATTCGGTCATGAGGACGCCGGCGCCCGCGCCTACGGGGCCGGCCTTGGTGGACTCTGCTGAGCGGTCAAGCAACGTTGGCCGCTCAACGGAAGCCCGCCGGGGCGGGACTAACACGCTCATGGCGGCGCCTCACTACGTTGGTCTACAAGTGCCGCCAGGACGAACGCCACAGCGGCCAGGAACAGCGGCGCCAGCGGCGGCCAGACGAGATAGAACCCGCCCGCGCCAAGCGCGGCACCCGCGATGCAGAGAACGTCGAAGCGGCTCACTCTTCCCACGTCCCGAATGAGTACGAGTCGCTGCCGATGTTGTGGAGCGCGGCCCGGACTTCGCGATTGAGTTGCGGGCCGAGCGGCTTATGGATGGGCGTAAACGTCCAGGCCAGCGGCGGCGCTCCGTGGGCATCCGGCGGTTCGCGCCGACTCATCTCCACCGTAAGCTCCGTGCGAACGGCATGGTGTATCTCACGCGGCAACTGCGCGCGCAGACGCGTCACGTCGCGTTCGAGCTTGGCGATACGCTTGGCGCACTTACAAGTCACGCCACGCCTCCAAACGTCTGTCTGCCCGCCCACGGGTTCGCGGGGTCCGGCTCGAAACTCATCACGCCATACCGTAGCGCGTCGCAGGCGTCGTCATTGATCTCGATCGGACGCTCCTGGAACCCGCCTGTTCGCGCTGGCATCCAAGTATAACCCGGCAGTTCGCCCAGTAGACCACTGCATTTGGGATCGATCGTCATGCCGTGCGCAAAGGCGTTGGACACCGCGTCGATGCCGGGTCGCACGTCGTTGCGTGCCTCGACCATCGGGAGCCCGGCCTGCTTGCACTCTGCGATGTAGGCGGGTTCGGACGGGTCGGCGTAGAACGTCTCGACGCCATAGACGCGCTGCATCTCTTTGAGAGTCGGGATGAGATCGTGAACGGTGGCACCGTGGGCGTACAGCTCGCCGATTACGCCGAGCCTGCCGCTGCCCGATTGTCCGAGCACCTCGCACGCGAAGGCGTGGACGAAGCCCCAGTCGACGCCGGCGTGAACGTGGCGGAACGGCGGCTCGGCAGAACGGATGAGCAGATCGGGCACGGTCCAGATGACACCCTCAGCCGCTACCCATAGGCCCTTGCCCAACCGTTGCCCGGCGGCGCTGTCGCCCAACTGCGTCAGGCGCTCGAGGTAGTCGGCGGACAGGAAGCGGTTCTCCGTGATCGTGTACCACTCGCGGCTCGGCAGGGGTGGAGTGAAGCGGCGCTTGAGCCAGTGTGCAGGCGGGCCGGGGTTCGTGGCCGCGGCCAGCTGATGCCAGGGCATCCGTGGATCGCGGAGACGGCCCTGCAGCATGATCCAGTCCGACTCGCTGCACTCCACCGCCTCGTCGACGAACGCACACGCCAGGTCGAGTGACCCCACCTTGGACGGAACGCCGGTGATGGGGTCCGGGTCGAGGCCGAGGAAGTAGATGCGCGAGCCGTTGTGGAGCTCCAGCCAGTTCTCGCTCTTGTTCCGCTTGGCGATCTTGTGGGGCTCTGCCACGTCGCGCCAGAACGTCCGCTCCGTGGTGGCAGGCAGGGACGCGGCGATCTTGCGGAAGATGCCGAACTGCGCGCCGGGGTACTTCTGGGCGAGATACCACGCCTTCTCGCAGAGGACACGCGACTTGCCGGCGCCCATCCACGCGCTCGCCACAGCCTCCGGGGCTTCGGAGTAGAAGAATGCCTCGTGATCTGGCGAGGCGAACGACAGCGCGCGATCCTGGTCGGTCTTGCGGGTGCGCACGCGGGCCAGCGCGGCAACGGCGATCGTCTCGGAGTAGGAGCTCATCGGTTGGTGCCCATGAGACGCTCGGCCACACGCACCGCGGCCTCCAACTCGTCGGGATCGTTCGTCAGCCCTTCGAGGATATGGCGCACATCGATGCGTACCTCGGTCTTCTCGCGCCAGTCGCCGCCGAACCGTCGAGCGAGGATGTCCAGCGCGTCGCGAGTGGTGCGGGCCTTGCGGATTGCGAGGTCTACCAGCGCCGACTCGGCTTGACGCTCTGCCTTCGCGACAGACTCGGCAAACTCCTGGTAGATCGGCTCCGCCAACCGCTGAGGATCGGTGCCCTCTCCGCGGGCGATCCACTCGAAGTACGTGGAGCGTGCGACACCGAAAGCCCCCGCGGCTGTAGCCGGGGGGACGCAGTGTCCAATCAGTTCCACGATGCCCGCTGCGAGTGCGGGAGTCAGCTTCGATGGTCTAGCCATGCTCCACCGGGTTGGTGTCCACCAGTTGCCCGGACGGACGCGGGGGCGGTTGCGAAGTGCTCAGACGAGCGACCGCCTGCATATGGTCAGACCTTGGCCCACGTCTTGCAGGTGGGGCAGTGTTTCTGCGCGTGCCGAATGGCATCCGCCTCGTCCGCAGACGCTTCGATCGGCGCATAGCCGAACGTGCTCAGGAACCACGTCACGACGGCCGGCGCGACCTGCGAACGCACGAGCTGCGCCACGAGGACCGCGAGGATCGGCACGGCGTAGCTCAAGAACGCGATCGCCTCGCCCTTGACGGCATCGAGGCTCGTGGGGACGAGCCAGCCGTAACCCTGAACGAGTGCGATGGCCGAGGCCACGACGACGGCGACCGAGAAACTGATCGCCGTGCGGATGCCGAGGGGAATGGTGAGCCAGGCGTTGTGGATGGCCGCGATGATGGCAGCTAGTCTGTTCATGTGTGCCTCCCTATCGAAAGGTGAAGTTGCGGTCGAGAATGAATTGGCCGTTCGCCAACTGGTGCGCCGCGCCCGTGTACCGTCCGCCCAAGAAGCCCTTGCGTGTCGTCTGAACGACTACCATCGGAGTCGGCGAGCCGTCCGGGTTGATATAGCAGGCCAGGGACGTAGCGGTTTTGACATCGGCGCCTTTGTCGGCGAAGGGGACCTGAGTTGTTGGGTCCGTGGGGAACTCCTTTCCCGTAAGCGCCTGGAAGTCGGCCGCGATCTGAGTCCGGCGCTCGGGTGTGAGGCTAGCCCAAACGTGCGGCCAGATGATGACGTGATGTTCGTTGAAGTCGCTGGGATTGCCCACAAAGGACTTTGTGAGCTGGCACTGATACGCCCACGTGTTCGCGTAGACGTAGGTCGGGTCGTATCGTCCGCCGCCGATCTCGTGGCCGCCCTCGATCTGCCCTTGTCCGGCGCCGCCGTCCCAGACTTTCGCTGGGTACTCCTGCGCGGCGTGAACCACGACGCCGTAGATGCCGCCGCAGAACTCGGCGTCTACCTCTTCGATGCTCGTCCAGTCCTTGTGGATGGAACCCCACGCAAGCGGCTTGGTCCGTGGGTCGCTGGTCAGGCCGTGAACGAGCAGCCAATCGAGGAACTGCTCCGTTACCAGTCCATCACCTGGAGGTGAGGCATAGTGTCCGGCCGCTTTGTAGTCCGCGATGCAGTCGGCCGCTGTGACGGCAGGCATCGGCTCGGACGTAAGTGTCTTCCATGACACCTCGAACGACGTTCGGCAGGCGACGACTACACAATCGCCCCATGCGTCATTGCCGCCCATGTCCAGCGGGTAGATCCGCGACAGGTTGTCTACCGCCGGAGGTGGGGTTGGGATGGCCCAGGTCGGCGCGCCGATCAGGAGTCGGCGCTTATTGGGGTCTGCGGGTAGTCGGCCGAGTTGCATCTTCATCGTGCGTGTGTCCTCGTTTCGACGGTCTCAGGATCGTGTTCAGTGAGGTAGTAAATGTCTGACGTCATGCTCTGGCGTTCGTGGACCGCTACGCGGTGATCAAGCCACAGCGCCCAGACGAAGACGCCGATGTTGACGCCGACGAACAGCAGGGCGGCGAGCAAGATCATGTCAGTGCCCTATCAGGAGTCGGAAGACGCCGATGCATAGTCCGCCGAGCCCGCCCGCTGCGCCAATGGCGATACCGACTCGCCAACGATAGGCCAAGACGTGCGACTCGGCCAGCCGGACGTTAGCGGCAGCAGTTGTCTTTGCTAAATCGGTCGCCTGCTTGGCCAGCGCTGCGTTGACTGCGGCGTCCGTCTTGAGCCGGTCCACGTCTGAGCAGACACCATCCACCTTCTCGTCAAGTTTGTCGAAGCGTTCCTTGAGATCTACCCGGAGTTGCGTGACGACGCCTTGAACGGTGGCGATGCCGGCCACGAAATCGGCCGCGCTCGGGATTGCGCTCCCGGTGGCGGCCGCGTCTGCGCGCGCTACTCGGGGTGTCATGCCGGTTTCCAGCCGTAGGGTGTGCGGACCCAGACGATGCGCGGCGGCGTGCTGCCCGGGCGTCCGGGGCTGTGACGGGGTTCAGGCGCGGCGATCTGGACGGGGTACCCGCGATCCGCGGCGCGTTGCAGGATCTGGGCGCCGGATCTCATCGGACTGCATACCCGGACCGGGCCGTCACTCCGAGCCCGGGTAGCAGCGGCCGAGGAGGGGAGCTTAGTCTCATAACCACGCCGGACATTGTAAGCACTCGGGGAAGGTTTGCAAGAGTCATCGGTCAGTCGAGCTCCAGGCAATACTCGGCCGTGACGCGGCCCTTGAGTGGATCGACGAACCGCAGCCATTGGGACGGCCGGCCGACGGCGGCGAGCTGCTGCTGCGCGTAGGTGTTGTTCGACTCGGTTGAGCCGTTGCAGCGGAACGTGACGCGGTTCAAGGTCAACCGAGTCGGCTGGTGCCAGTGTCCGCAGTCGATGTCGACGTCGCCGCCGATCTGGAACGCTTGCGCCCATTCCTCGATCGCACCCATCGCCCAGCCGCCGGCGTGCTTCTGGATGCTATACCAGGGCATCCCGGCGGTGCCGCGGAACTCCTGGCCGTGGACCATGAGCGTCCTATATTTGCCGATCTCCGCGACGTGGTACCAGTTGGACTCGCCTTCGGGATCGGTCATCTTGTGAGTGATGCGCGGCTCGTTCTCCGTCAGCATCGCGCTAAACGCGTAGAGGATGCGATCGGCGTTGGACTCCGGGTGCATCTCGCGCCGGTTCGATCCGCCAATGGCGCCGTGGTTGCCGTCCACCTCCCACGCCGTGACGTGATCCACCCGCGCCGCGAGCGTACGCAGCAGCTCGGTGTAAAGCCGGGTTCCGTTCGTCAGTTGGCGGTAGAGCGAGGCGTCGATCCGGTGCGCCTGGCCGGGAAAGATCAGTTCGCCTTCGAGGGTGTCCCCGAGTGCCAGAACATGTAGCTGGCGGACGGGCGACCATTTGCGGTGGATGTCGATGATGTGGCCTACCTTCCTTCCGAGGTACGCGATACGCTGCTCGCAGACAGCACTGCTGTAAGTGGGGGTTTTCTTGCCGTATTGCCAGTCGCTCACGTCCAGCACCGCGATCTCTTCGGGGACGCGGCGTCTGTCCGGTTCGGGTTTGGGGACAGGTGGGATGACGAGCGCGTTGGCGGTGTCGCGCACGGCGCGGTAGACGGCGGCCACCATCTGATCGGTGCGCTTCTTTTCCTTGTCGAGCGCCACGAGTGTGTTGTTCAGGGAGCGTCGGATTTCTTCGAGTTCGGGATTCGGGTCATTGGCCTCCATCTCCTTCAGCGAGGGCATTTGCAGTCTCTTCGTCGGTGGTAGGTGATGACATCGCCATTCAGGGGCGGCATCTCCATACCTGTCGCGGCGACGTATTCGCTCATACGGCGAGCGATACGCGGGCCGCTCCATGCGTCGGAGTCGGCAAGGTAGCCGTCGAAGGTGGCTAAGTCGGCCGGTGGTAGTCGTCTGCGGTAGATCTCCACGGCGCAGTGCCGGCCGCCGCGCTGGAATGGCGTGTCGGGCATGTCTGCCAAGACGGCTTCTCGGAGTCGTCCCACGTCAGCCTCCTATCCTTGAATATGGCGTCCCTTGTTCAGGGTTTATGTAAGCCGCCTTTGACATTCGGGGTGGTAGCGACGGAATGTGGACCGTCATTGACATTCCGATCCACATTTCGAGCCTGGTCTACATTTCACGCCCCATCTATGGCACGAGCGGTAGGTTTGAGGCTACCGGCGCTGTCGAGGTCGTCGTCAATGGGCCGTAGTTCGACGCCGAGGTCCTGAAGGATCTCCAGCAGCCGCGCGCCCTGGTCCAAGTCGAAGGCCGTCAGCTCCTTTTCGAGGTTCGGCCGTACCAGAAGTCGCAGGCACGCCGTAGCGGCGATCACGGTTAGCGTGTCGTATGTGGCAACGTCGGTTTGGCCGTCAGGACTACACATCTGATACGCCTCCAGTACCAGTCACGTTGTCTCGGCGTGCCGCTCGCTTGGCGGCTACGCGCGCCAGGTACGCCTCGCGCGTCGGTGGTGCGATGCAGTTCGTGGCGTGCTGATATGCGCCATTGACAAAGCCGATCGCCTGGCTCAGAAGGATCGGCTTGCCGCAAGTGGGGCAGGTGAGTGGGTCAGCGTGGTACTCGCGCATCGGCCGGTTCCACTTACTCACTTCAGCACCCTTTCGAGTTGAGCCAGCGCCTCGCCGTTGTCGATCATACGCGGCGAGTAGCGGAAAACGCGCCAGCCGAGTTCGGCCGCGCGATTGTATTTCACCATGTCTGCCTCCATGCCGGCGCCTCTTGAGTGTCTACCCGCAGAGTAGATACCGCCTTCCACCTCGACTGCAATCAGTCCGTGAGCCGGCCACGCTAGATCGAACCGCCACTTTCTCTCGTCCATGAAGCGAAACTCCCGGACGGGTTCGGGAAGTCCTGAGACTTTGAGTTGCCAGACTAGGGTTATCTCGGGATCTGAGCCGGTGAGATCGGCTTTGTAGCGAGCAAGGTCATCTACCCCAGCCATTGCGCCACGCCCCTTCTAACTTGCTCGGCCGTAACCATCTCTGGCTCCGAAAGGCCATCCCGCGTTACCCAGTACCGCTCGATGGCGTCGAGATCGCCAACTAGGACGCAGACGTTGACGTGTGGCAATCCCGCCAGGGCCCGCAACAGCCGCAACTGTCCGGCTTGTAGCGGCCACTCTTCGGGACGCTTTCACCAAGACGATGGCCTCTGAGA